TACTATGTAATAAACAAAAAACTAATTGATTTAGATGAACCACTCGTAAATCAAGAAGGTAAAGATTTAGTTGATGCATATTATTCAGAATCATTAGACCCTGATGGTAGAGGGTATAAAAACCTAATTCGTATGATGATGGAAGATGGGTTATTTAAATACCTACCTAAAACAGATGATAATTGGATTTATTTTTTAAAACCGTTTTTAAAGTTAACAAGAAAAGAAAAGTCAAAATTCAAAAACAAAAAGTAAAATTATGAAAGAACAAAATGACGTAACTAAAGTTGAATTTCTTATCACATTAAATGATAATTTTGTGGTTCAGAGATTCTTTAATGTCAAAGGGTTTAACCCAAAAGCAAAAGGTAGTGTAGAACTGATGAACTACATGTTTGATTTAAGAACCGACTTACAAACAAAACTTAGAAATAAGTGTGCGGTCTACATGTTGGAAAATAGATTCCAAATCGAGGAGGACTCGGCGGTATTAGATACATCAAATACCGATGGACCTGAAAGATTTAACATTATTTTAAGAGTCGGAAATGAGACAATTTGTCACTATATCATCGACGCTAAATTGTACCCACCAAAGGTAAGATATACGCTGGATGTACGACCATCCATAAAAAACATATTAAGAGAGCTTACTGACATTTTTTCAGCTAAAAATTTATCTTACAATTACCTAAACTATTCGTTAGTTTAATCATATTTATCATATACAAAAAGAAAAAAATCATAGAATATGTCAGACAAAAAGAGCTTCGGATACTTAGGAAATACCTTTCAAATTCAGTTGTTAAACAACATCATATTATACAAGGATTTCTCAAATTCCATTCTTGAAGTCATTGACCCACATTACTTTGATAACCAATATTTTCGTATCATCTGTCAAATGATTAAGGAGTATTATTCAAAATACGAACATACTCCTACATTTGATACCTTAGAACAACTTACAAAATCAGAAATCTCTTCTCCGATGGCTCAGAAGAGTGTTTTGGATACATTACAACAAGTAAAAGATGTATCTGATGAAGGTTCAATATTTGTTCAAGAGAAGTCATTAAAATTCTGTAAACAACAAGAGTTACAGAAGGTTATGACTAAAGCCCAATCAATTATTGATAAGGGTGATTTTGAAAGTTATGACCACTTGGAAGAAATGGTAAGAGGAGCCTTACAGGTTGGTGAAGTTGATAAAGGAACAACCGATGTTTTCTTTAACCTTGATGAGGTTTTAGATGACGATTACAGACACCCAATTCCAATTGGAGTACCCGGTATTGATAATCTTCTTCGTGGAGGTTTGGCAAAAGGAGAAATTGGCGTTATCTTAGCACCTACAGGAGTTGGTAAGTCTACATTTACTACAAAAATTGCAAACCACGCATTCAACTTGGGTTATAATGTTTTACAAATATTTTTTGAAGACAACCCAAAAATTATCCAAAGAAAACACATCACTCTTTGGACTGGAATGCACCCTGACGATTTAACAGAAAATAGAGAAGATGTTCTTGAAAAAGTAAGACACATCCAATCTACAAGAAAAAATAAATTGATAATGAAAAAGTTACCATCAGATACGGTCACTATGAACCAGATTAAAAATCAGGTTAGAAAAATGATTGCTGAGGGAACTAAAGTAGATATGATTATCTTGGACTATATCGATTGTGTAGTTCCTGATAAAATGTTGGGAGATGAGTGGAAAAGTGAAGGTTCGGTTATGAGAGCATTTGAGGCAATGTGTCACGAATTGGATATTGCTGGTTGGACAGCAACACAAGGAAATCGTAATTCAATATCGTCAGATGTTGTTACGACAGACCAAATGGGTGGGTCTATTAAAAAGGCTCAAGTTGGTCACGTAATCATTACGGTTGCTAAATCATTACAACAAAAAGAAATGAACTTGGCAACAATAGCGATTACAAAATCAAGAATCGGTAAAGACGGTATTGTGTTTGAAAATTGTAAATTTGACAACGCACTACTTGAAATAGATACAGAACAAAGTGTTACTTTCTTAGGTTTGGAAGAACAGAAAGAAGAAAGAAACAGAAGTAGAATCAAAGAGCTTTTAGAAAAGAAAAAGCAAAAAGAACAACAATCTTAAATTAATTAAAAACTATGGAAAAAATATTAACAGAAAATCCTGGTAGGTTTGTCATCTTCCCAATCGAACACAACGATATATGGGAATATTACAAACAACACCAAGCCGCATTTTGGACGGCAGAAGAAGTCGATTTAACAAATGACATCAGAGATTGGGAAAATTTAACAGACAATGAAAAATTCTTTATTAAGAATGTATTGTCGTTTTTTGCAGCTTCAGATGGTATTGTAAATGAAAACTTGGCTGAAAACTTCTACCGAGAAGTTCAATATCCTGAAGCTAAGTTTTTCTACGGATTTCAATTAGCAATGGAAAACATTCACTCATTAATGTATTCGTTATTGATTGATACGTACATCTCAAACGCTAAAGAAAAGGATGAGTGTTTCAATGCGATTGACAGATTACCTGCGGTTCAAAAGAAAGCTAAATGGGCATTAGAATGGATTGAAAAGGCATCATTCGCAGAAAGATTAGTCGCGTTTGCGGCTGTTGAAGGTATCTTCTTTTCAGGGTCATTCTGTTCTATTTTTTGGATGAAATCAAGAGGTATCATGCAAGGTTTATGTAATGCTAACTCACTTATCTTTAAAGATGAAAACTTACACTGTGATTTTGCAATTCATTTGTTGAATAACCATTTGGAAGAAAGACCATCTGAAAAACGAATTAAAGAAATATTACTTTCAGCATTGGAAATTGAAAAAGAATTTATTACTGAATCACTCCCAGTATCTTTAATTGGTATGAACTCAAACTTGATGAAACAATACTTGGAGTTTGTTGTTGATGGATTGTTAGTTAAGATGGGATGTAGTAAAGAATTTAACGTAGAACAACCATTTAAGTTCATGGAACAAATTGCGGTTGAAACAAAGGGTAATTTCTTTGAATCAAGAACAATGGAGTACCAAAAAGCTAAGTTAAACGAAACTATAACATTCACAGACGATTTTTAAATTTTATAACATGTCATTAAAAATAATTAAAAGAAATGGAGACCTTGTGGCATTTAACCCACAGAAAATTTACAACCGTGTAAAGCGCTCCGCAAAAGGATTAAGTGTTAACTCTGATGAGATTTTCATCAAAGTTATTACTTCTGTACCGACAGAAGGTAAAGTTACTACTAAGGAGTTAGATAAGTTGATTTATGAAATAGCAGCAGCATATACAGGTAGTCACCACGACTACTCAAGACTCGCTTCTTCAGTGGCTATTTCATCTTATCATAAAGAAACTTCAGATAGTTTTTGTGATACTATGAAAGTATTACACGGAGACGGTATCATTCACGAAGAGTTGATGAATAAGATAAATCAATATGGTGAAGAAAACATTGACTCTATTATCAATCATGAAAATGATTATAACTTTGATTATTTTGCTTGGAGGTCTCTACAAGAAATGTACTTGTTAAAAAGACCAAGTGGACAAGTTGTTGAAAGACCACAACATATGTATATGAGAGTTGCTTTGTGGGTTACAGATACGTTGGAGCAAGCTAAAGAATATTATACTTCTTTATCAAACCAACTAATCTCTAAGGCAACGCCTATCATGATTAACTCAGGTACTAAAGTTCCACAATTGGCATCTTGTGTATTACATTACAATGACTCTGATTCAAGAGAAGGTTTGTTAGGAACTTTGAGAGACATCTCAACATTCTCTTCAGATGCTGCGGGTATCGGACTTTCAATGTCAAATATCCGTAGTAAAGAAAGTAGAATTTCAACTTCAGGTGGATATGCCGGTGGACTTTTGAAATACTTAAAAATTGTAAATGAATCTCTCAGATTCTTTAATCAACAAGGTCGTAGACCAGGTAGTGCCGCAATCTATCTTGAACCATGGCACAAAGATATCTTTGACTTATTAGACATTAAAAAGAACACAGGTGCAGAAGAACTAAGAGCTCGTGATTTGTTTACGGCACTTTGGATTCCTGATAATTTTATGAAGGCAGTTAAAAACAATGCTGATTGGTATTTGTTCTGTCCTAATGACATTAAAAAGGCAGGATTAAAAGCATTACAAGAATGTTATGGTGAAGAATACGAAGAAGTGTATAACACGGCAGTTAGTATGGGTCTTGGTAAAAAAGTTAAAGCACAAGACATTTGGACTAAAATTGTTGAATCACAAGTAGAAACAGGTGTCCCTTATTTATGTTCTAAGGATAATGCTAATAGAAAAACTAATCACCAAAATATTGGGGTAATTAAACAATCTAACTTGTGTAATGAGATTTACCAATATACAGATGAAAAGACTACGGCTATTTGTACTTTATCATCTATGGTATTAAAAAACTTCGTAAAAGACGGTGAGTTTGACTTTAACTTATTGTACGAAGAAACACGTAAAGTTGTGAGGTCGTTAAACAAAGTCATTGACATCAACAACTACTCAACCGAAAAAGGACGTAGAGGTGGATTAGAACAAAGAGCTATTGCTATTGGAACACAAGGTTTAGCTGATGTATTTTATTTAATGGATTATACTTTCACATCTGATGAGGCAAAAAAATTAAATAAAGGTATTTTTGAAACCATCTATTACGCTGCCATTACAGAAAGTAACACATTATGTATGGACGGTAAGTACCAACCTTATGAGTTCTTCAAGGGGTCACCAATGTCAAAAGGTATTTTCCAATTTGATATGTGGAATGTTAATGAGACGGAACTTTCAGGAATGTGGGATTGGAACAAATTAAAGAAGAGTGTTTCTGACTATGGTGTTTGTAATTCACTATTCACCGCTCAAATGCCCGTGGCATCTTCAGCAAAAATCACAGGTTCTTATGAAATGACAGAACCGGCACACTCAGCAATTTTTAACAGAAGAGTTGTAGGTGGAGAAATCATGATTGTAAACAAATACCTCATCAATGACTTTGAAAAAATCGGTATTTGGTCTGAAGATTTGAAAAATGAAATTATCCTTAACGAAGGGTCAATTCAAAATATTAATTTCAATAATTACTTGGACCCAGAAGACAAGAACTATTTGAAGAAGGTAAAAAGAATTGAACACTTAATTCCTAAGTATAAAACAATTTGGGAGATTTCACAGAAACAACTAATTGATATGGCTGCGGATAGAGCACCATTCATCGACCAATCGCAGTCAATGAATATCTATATGGGTAACCCAACTTTATCTAAAATCACATCGTCACATTTCCATTCTTGGGAAAGAGGATTGAAAACATTATGTTACTATGTAAGAACCAAAGCAATTTCAACAGGAGCTAAACACTTAGCGGTTGACGTATCAAAAATACAACAACCTAAAGTTAAAGTTGAAGTACCAACTGTTAGTTACAATGATATGAACTTACCACCAAAACCAACAAATTCAGATTTTGAATGTTTTGGATGTTCATCCTAATCACGACACTAATCCCGACACTATGTCGGGATTTTTTATTTCATAACTATTTATTGAAAATATCACGACACTATATTTATTTAATATGGCAGATGGAATTACATACGGTATAAATTTCCCTTTTTTACAAAGTCCTAAAGGTAATTACTTAAAACTTACCGAAACTAGTGATGATGAGATTAGAACTAACTTGGTTCACTTATTGTTAACAAGAAGAGGTACAAGATACTTTTTACCTGATTTTGGTACTCGTCTATATGAATATATATTTGAACCATTAGATGGTACAACATTCGAGGATATCCGTGTGGAGATTGAAGAACAAATAAGTAAGTTCATACCAAATTTAACAATAAATAATATATCAATAGAACCATATACCGAAACTGATGAGGTTAGTGGTCAGTTAGACTACGAATTATTGGGTCAGGCTAGTATTTATCGTATACCTGGTGCTAATACAGTAGAATACAGTGCAAAAATAAAAATTGATTATACAAATGAAGCGAGAGCGTTTGGAAGTAGACAATTTGTAATAATAAACATTTAAGATGGCAAATAATAAAATAAATTATACCGATAGGGATTTTGAGTCACTAAGAGATGGACTGATTAACTATACAAAACAGTACTACCCTGAACTAATTCAAAACTTTAATGATGCGTCTGTATTCTCCGTTTTAATGGACTTAAATGCTGCAGTTGCAGATAACTTACATTATCATATTGATAGAAGTATACAAGAAACTGTTCTACAATATGCCCAACAAAAATCATCTATTTACAACATTGCAAGAACTTATGGTTTGAAAATACCGGGTTATAGACCATCAGTTGCTGTGGTTGATGTCTCAATCACTGTACCACCTCTTGGGGATGCTGAGGATTTTAGATATTTAGGTGTTCTGAGAGCAGGTTCACAATTTAATGGTGGGGGAACAAGTTTTGAGACCGTTTACGATATTGATTTTTCAACACAGTATAATCAAGAGGGGTTTGTAAATAGAACTAAAATACCAACTTTCGATTCTAACAACAAAATTATTAACTATGTTATCACTAAAAGAGAAGTTGTTGTTAACGGAACTACAAAAGTTTTCAAAAGAGTTATTAACCCATCTGATGTTGTTCCATTCTTTAATTTCTTTTTACCCGAAAGAAATGTTTTAGGGGTAAACGCGATAATTCAAAAAGATGGTACAAATTACCCTAATGTACCAAACTATACTGAATTTGTTACTTCAACAAACAGATGGTATGAGGTAGATGCGTTAGCGGAAGATACGGTTTTTATTGAAGACCCAACAAAACCTACTGACCAAGCGGGAAATAAAGTAGGAAAATATATTAAAACTGATAACAGATTTCTTACGGAATATACACCTGAAGGATTTATGAAAGTTCAATTTGGTGCTGGTACAACAACACCAAACGTTCAGTTAGCAAACTTTGCTAAAAATGGTATAAACTTAGACTTATCCAATTATCAAAATAATATTGGTTTAGGTTTAACGGTTCAACCAAATACAACATTATTCGTTCAGTATAGAACTGGCGGTGGATTAGCATCAAATGTTGGTGTAGGTGTTATAAATCAAATAGGTACTATAGATTTTGCAGTAACAGGTCCATCAGACACAATTAACTCAAATGTTGTAAATTCACTAACAATAACTAATGTAACCGCAGCTATTGGGGGAGCAAATCCACCATCAACTGAAGAGGTTAGAAACATGGTAGCATTCAACTTCTCGGCACAAAAAAGAGCGGTTACTGTAAATGATTACAAATCGTTGATTGATACGATGCCTGGTAAATTTGGAGCACCTTCTAAAGTTGCTATTACTGAAAACAATAATAAAATTACTATTCAGATTTTATCATACGACCAAAATGGTAAATTGACTCAAACCGTATCAAATGTTTTGAAAAGTAATTTGGCAACATATCTTTCTAAGTATCGAATGATAAATGATTATATTTCTATAGATGTTGCTAAAGTAATAGATTTATCTTTTGAAGTTTATATTGTCTTAGAATCAAACGTTAATCGCGGACAAGTAATTACGGAAGTAATCAATCAAATTTCAAATTATATGGCACCTGAAAATAGAGATTTAGGTGAAAACGTTAACGTATCTGATGTTAGAAGATTAATACAAAACACCGCTGGAGTACTCACATTAACTGATTTGAAAGTTTTTAACTTGGTAGGAGGACTTTATTCAACTTCTGAAACTTCACAAAGATATATAAATAAATCAACAAGACAGATAGAACTTATAGATGATACAATCTATGCTGAACCGACACAAGTTTATCAAATAAGGTTCGATAATAAAGACATTAAGGTGTTTGTAAAAAATCTATCTACTGTAGATTTCTCATAAGATTATTTATTTCCTGAAGGTCTAACCTATTTTTTTGAAAATGGGTAAAATAACTATTTATTTCTAAAAGACAAATGACCAAAAGCTATAGGATACGAACAGCACCAGGAACGGACAAAAATATAAGAGTCAATATTAACCAAGATTTTGACTTTTTGGAAATCTTATCCTTAAAATTAAGACAAGAAGATGTTTATACAAGATTTTGTGCCGACTATGGTGTGGTCACAGGACGTGTCATAGTAAATGGTGGATACGGTGTACCAAATGCAAACGTATCAATTTTTGTTCCTCTCGATGCTATTGATGAGAACGACCCAGTTATATCCACTTTATATCCCTATAGAAATGCTGACCAAAAAAACGAAGACGGATACAGATACAATCTATTACCTTACGTTAAAGAATATGACGGACACGTCCCAACTGGTACTTTTCCGGATAGAAATGATGTATTAACAAGAACTGAAGTTTTAGAGGTTTATGAGAAGTATTATAAGTACACGGTAAAAACAAATGAAAGTGGAGACTTTATGATTGTTGGAGCACCACTAGGTATTCAGTCTTTAGTTTTAGATTTAGATTTATCAAACATCGGTTGTTTTTCTTTGAGACCTGCCGATTTAATTAGGTCAGGTCTTGCTACATCAGAACAATTTAACGGAGACCAATTCAAATCATCTTCAGACTTAAGTTCTTTACCACAATTAGTAAACATCAGACAAGATATTGAAGTTACATCATTTTGGGGTGAAAATGAAATATGTAATATTGGTATAACAAGAGCCGATTTTGACTTAAGGGATTTTGGTATTGATATAAAACCACACGCAATATTCATGGGTTCTATATTTTCATCCTCTGATGAAGATTTTTTAGATAACAGATGTAAACCAAAAAAAGAAACAGGAAATCTTTGTGATTTAGTAACGGCCCCTGGAACTATATTAGCAGTAAGACAAACTATTGGATACGATAGTGACGGTAGACCGATACTAGAACAATATGTTTTACCTGATGGGGGTAAAGTAATTGACGATAATGGTACATGGTTGGTTGAGGTACCTATGAATTTAGATTATGTGACCACTAATGAATTTGGTGAACAAGTTTTATCTAATGACCCTGCGGTGGGTATTCCAACAAAAGGTAAGTATAGATTCAGAATCCAATATCAGAATGAATCTGGTATGGAAAATAACATTATGAGGGGTGACTTTTTAGTTCCTAATGTAAAAGAGTGGGGATGGTCTTCTTCTAATATAAACAACCCCACCGATTTAGACGCACAGCTATACTCTTACGCGTTTAGTTTAGATTGGAATGAGTACGGAGACCCAACAACAACTACAGGTGCTCAAATGATTCAAGAAGCTATAAATTGTGAAGATAGGTTTTATGAGTTTAACTATAACAAAGTATATACTATATCACATTTTTTAGACAGATGGAAGTGGGGAACAAATAGACTAAGACATTTAGGAATAAAAGATATAACGGATAGAACTTGTACAAGTAATGTAAATAAATTTCCAGTGAATGACGGTGTAAGGAATTTTGATTTCTTAGTTTTTATAATGAATCTTTTAATTACTATATTAACACCAACTTTTGGAAGTCTAATTATAATACTACACGTATTGGCGGTTATATATCCAATTATTAGGGCGATTATCAATTTGATACTATGGGTAGTTAACACTTTAATATATGGGATATGTCTCGTAGTAGCATTTTTATCTAAAAAATTAGACGAAGAAGATTGTAAAAAAACAACAATAACACCATTATCCAGCGAAAATCCATTCAAAAGGATATCATTACCTATGATGTCTTATCCTGATTGTGAGGCTTGCCCATGTGAAGACACGGCTTTACCACAAACACCAAACACAACTGTACAAAGTATAGATAGTACAATCTCATCTGTTAATAATAGTATTTTGGCGGATTTAAATTCTATTAGTTCTTACGAAGCATATATAGGTTCCGTAACCAACCCTAACGACCCATCATCTGCATCATTTTTAGAAGGGACAAGACAGATTTTTGCGGGTTATCAGAACCCAAGTACAAATAATAACTTAAATTATTTAAACAAAGTCCCTGTAACACAATACCCTTTAGGTGCTTCACCTGTTATGGGTAGAGACGTTCAGTTAGCTCAATCATTGAACTTAGCGAATTTAAGAAGTAGATATTTTGCCGGTGAAAACTATATCAAAACAACAGTAAGAAATACTAACCCAAGTACAAACGCGATTGACCCATCAACAACTTTTGATGATAGTGTTGTTATTCTTTTAGTTGACCCTAATACACCTATAGTACCGGGACAATTGTTGTCGTTTACCGATATAACTACTATTAATGACCCTAATATAACGGGTTTAACAAACGCAAATCAATTTAACACAAATAATATTACTGGTGCAACACCATTTAATAGTACCAATTTAGTTAATAAACAATTTTCTTGGATAAATCCTAATGGTAATATTCAAACAGGAACACTTAAACTTAATATAACAGAAAACGGTAAAGAGTATAAATTTAAGGCGGGTGTCGAATACTTCCAAGTAATTACAGGTGCAACAACAACACAACTTTCGGCTTCAACACACCCGACACTTGGATTATTAAATAAATACCTATTCAAAAAAACACAAGATTTTACCTTCGGTGTTGCTGGTGTTTTTCAAACACAAGGAGTGTACCCAATCGATTATTTGGATTTACATGAAAATATGCAAATTATCATATTAAATAGAGGTGTTGACCCGTATACTCAAAAACAAAACATTAGATACGATTTATCAAAATTATTTGGATATTCTTTTGGTTCAGGACCAATAGTTGAAGGTACTTATTATTTGAATGTACCAATTCAACCAAACACAGGACCAACAACCAGTCCATTATCGTATAACTGGTATTCGACATATAAGACACCTCAAACTCATAACGTCACAGGTAATACAAACACATCTCTTTATCACGAACCTTTTGGATTTACAGTTGATAGTACTTTATTTACGGCATTTACAAACAACTCAATTCATTATTATAGTTCGACCGATAAGAGTCAAATTAATTTCAAAGCCTTCAATACCGACATTTATGGTTTAGGGAATTTTACAAATAATACCGGAGCTAACGATGACTTCCCTAATGGTAATAATAGAATTGCTTTCCAATTCTATCTTAGTGCTACGACAAGTACTCCACAAGGATTAATTGAAGGTGGAACATTCATTACATCAACAGTTTCAGGTGGAACCGTATACGCTTATGCTAATTCAGGTGTGGAAGCGAGAGTTCTATCACCAGCATACCATTTACAGTCCCCATCAAATGTTACTATCACAAACAACAACAGATTAGTTTTTAGGTCTGATAGACTACCAACATCTACTTTGACTGAAATAAGTGGTAATTCATCTTATGCGTTACATTTGAATAATAATTTTTCAATCTATACAATTGACGAACAAGGTAACGGTGTAGCGGTACCTTTCATAAGTTCGCAAGCCACAGATACGACTGGTAATGCTCAAGATTTAACTGGAGATACATCAAACGGAATAACTGATGCGGTATTAGGCACACTACAGTGTGATAATTTAACTTTATTGGAATGTTATAGTGGTAACGGTACTTCATTTGGTGTTGACACACCTTGTCCCGAAAACTTGGATGGTAAAAGAGTTAAGGGAGGATGTTATTATTTTGTCGACGCCCCACTCATTACATCCATACCGAAAGACTTAAAATATTTTGTTGAATGGAAATCTAGATTCAGAATGATGTTTGCTGCTTGTCGAGGAGTATTTTCACAAGTTTTCCAAAACAACTGGGTTAATGGTTCTTTATATATGTTTTCATTTAAGAAGAAAACAATATTTAGTGTTTCAGGACAACCTAAAAAATATTTATTCTGTGGTAGTTATGACAGTATTTTAAGAACAGGACAGGGACCTTTATTTTATACTGAGGGTGTAACAAACGCAATATTTTATAGGTCAACACCATATGATGGTAATAACTTTTTAGGTCAGATTCCTAGAAGAAGATTGGCACCTTTAACCCCTTTTGTTAATGCGGGGTATGGTGGTATGAATACGAGAAATATATACTTTCCTACTACAATCATGGATTTAGGACCAAGAGACGAATTTACAAGACAAATATGCACTAACCCACAATTTGAAGGTTATTTAATCGATACACTACAATCGACTTCATATAACGACACATCTGAACTTTTACTACTTTTTATATTATCAAGACTAATTAATAGTAATTTCTGGGGTCAAGCATTAGGTCTTGGGGATGCATCAATAAATAGATTGTTCTCACGAAGTGAAGATAGGATAGATGGTGATATTGCACAACTATTTAGTATTAACTCTGAATTCGGTGTGGATGGTTTTAGTGACGACGCATATGATGATACTTCGTTGTACGTCTCAAGTACAGGTGAAGGATTGGTTGGTGTATTTTTTACTGCAAATACCGAAAATAGAATTAAACTAACACCGGGTATCACAACATTTACACCTACTTTAACAAACTATTACGGGTATCCTAAAACACAAGAGGTACCTTTTTACCTATGGAAATTAGATGATACAAACACAATTTTTGGGTCAGATAAAAATGATTGGGACACAGGATTACAAGGTAATGGTTTCTACAAATACACTTACCAAACGCAAAGTTTTTATCAAGCACCGTTCTCAAATTATTTTAATACGACGAACTACGGTAAAAAAGGATATATATACAACTCAGATAGTAATGGTAACACGGCAAATTTCCCACCAGGACAATCTAATAAATTTTTAGTTGGTGCACCTTTCCATTTTTATTTTGGATTAAATAAAGGTAAGAGTTCCATGAACAGATATATAACAAAATACATTTTCAATACTAATGTCTAATCAGAACGAAATAAATATAGTTTTAGGGTCAAAACAATTTGCGGGTAACACCGACAAAGACATTTGGATTCAACCACCATTAATGGGGGATAGAAGAACTATGGTTGAAGGTGATAGGTCATTAACCATCAATCTTGCAACTCAGTTTGATACCGAAAGACAAGAAAGTGATAAATTTAGAATCTCTGGTAAAATTACAAACATATTCAAAAATACGGTATCAGGGAAAACTACTTATACACCTTTTAGAAATATTTTGTACTACACCAATGAAATAAATGATGCAACATTAAACACACCACCAAATCCAAATGTGCCGTGGCAAGGTTATCCACAATTTGATGAATTTACTTTTGTTAGGTATTCTGCGGTTACAGGACATAGAAGTTATGTACCAAAAAGCGCATCCTCTTACAATTGGATGATGTATTTGACTTATCCATTTAGTAGTACTACTCAACAACCTATGTCATATACTAATGAATCATTCAACACCACTGTTAATTTTGTTTCAGGTGATGGTGTTCCATTTGTTTTAACTACGGGTGAAACTAATGGTAAAAAAGTTGTTTTGTTTAATTGTGGTGCAAAACACAACTTAAAACAAGATGAGTGGGTTGAAATTAATATACCATCATTACCTGGTGGACTCGGAAATAAAAAAGTACATCAAGTTTACTCATTAGGTGATGAAAATTATAGGTCAGAAGAAAAAGTATTCTCAGTATTTAACCTCAAATTCCCCGTCAATCAAACTATTGCGGGAACAAAAGGAACACTTAAGAGAATTACTAACATAGTTAATAGTGCCGAAACAAAATCAATATATTATGTAAGATTACATAAGGTTATTGCAACACACGATGAGTTCAATATCACACAAGGAGGATTTGAAAACAATCCTTTTAGTACTAAAACTAAATTAGAGTATTCAGCACTTACACCTAATGGGGTACAAAGGATTTCAGTTAAAGAAGATTCTAAAACGTTTTCATTTACCCTAAATAGGGATATACCAATATCAGGTCTTATAGATAATAACGGAAAACCGATAACTCAGTTATTTGTTTCATTTATTCATAAAGGATATATGGGATGGTTCAATCCTCCTATTACTAATACAAATGGAACAAAAACCGGTATTGATATTGGTTGGTCATTTAACTTTTTGGAAAACTCAGTCGATACGTGGTGGAATCATAATTCATTAAGTAATAAAGACAATCTACCATTAAATTCATACGAACAACCGACAGGTAGTGGAAATCTATTTTATTACACTGACACGTTACCAAAAGATACGATTATAAAAGGAGATTTTTGTGAATATAACTATACAGAGCAAAATGAATACGTTTTATCACCAATGTATCATAAGTACTCATTTAATGGTTCTTATTTCTTCGATAATTCATTACTAAATCTACCAAGCGGATATGTTTATGAACCACACCACCCGATACAAATTAGGGTGTTTAGTGATTACTTAGAATTTGGTTCTGCAAATAATACTGATAATGTACCAAGTTACGCTTGGTATTCAAAATATGAACAAACTTTTGTGTGGAGAGACATTTATACTTATGGATTCGTAGATGCTGAAGGTTTAGGTGTTGACTATCCGTTTACTAACGGAGCGCATTACCCATTCAAAGAAGTTTTGTTTCTACAAAAACCAATACAAAGAACAGAAGAAATTGTGACAACAATTATAAACGGACCAACCACTGACGATTGTGAGTAGTAACTATTATAGATTTACGGTTAACCCTAATGATATGGAAATCAACATTCCAATCGAAATAACATTCGATATGGAAGGTAGAGAACAGGCGGTAGAAGAGTTTGAAACTAAAGCCGTACAACAAATTATAAATGGTATTGAAGATTTTGAAATTGCAAGATTTGCACATGCTCCTTGGGATAATAACCCTGATAAAACTGAAATAGGTTATATCTTTAATTTTTTTAATCCTAATCTACCTACAAGTTTTATAAACAACCCACCAACTATATCAAACTGGTTGGATGACTATGAGTACGCCACATTTACTGATAGTGAAATTTATTATTTTTCAAATTCATTCAAAGGGTCTTTTTTCAAATTGGATTTCTACGATACAAAATCAAATGAGAATCAAAAAATACTTTTTACTGTGGTGTTACCAACACAACAAGGATTAAAAGAAACGGGTTCTATAGGACCAGCACTTAACCCAACCACCGTTTTAGTAAACAAACCAAAATATCTTTTAGATTATATTGGTAAAGATAAAGAAGGGTTCTTCTTTTATTGGTTAAGAAATGAGTCTTATATTGCTCAAACTGAATTTTACATGTCTTGTAAATTCTTTAACGCTAAAAAAGGTCAATTTGTAAGAATGATAAATGAACCACAATCTTCATTTTCAGGACCTACTAAGTTTAATTTTGATAAAGAAAAATATTTTTATTACAAAGTTGTACTAGACTATAGTAGTTATGAATATAAGGTTTATAGAGAAAATCCATCACTTACAAGAGTAGGTCAAGGACAAACAGCAAATGATGCTATAATCTGGTATGAATATATTAACCCATAATGGAGTCTGAAAAGTTTAGTTACATAATATCGCCTGAAGTATTGAATACGGATATCTTCGGATTGGTCTATACTGCTCAAACCATATATGACCTCCCACCAAACGGGGTACCAACCTCATCTACACCTTTTACTGCTATAACTCAAAACTTTTCTTTATATTCAGGTATGACCCAAATACTTTCAGGTGGAACTAATGGTTCATCTTTATTAACGGGTCTTACTATACCAATTCTTTTTACACAAACGTATAATGACATTGGATATTACTCTGAGTTCGACGGTTTAATCTGTCAAAAAGATATCGTAACTAACTTTTTATATTCAGGTGATAATCCATCTAATTTATTTTCAGTAAAACTTTATAACACATCTGGTGATTTTACAACGAGTTATTTAGATTTCACAACATTTATTGTTGATTGGGGGGACGGTACTCAAACACAACAATTATCATCAACAAACATAAATCATATTTATCAAACACCTGGTAGTTATGTGATTACATTATCAGGTTCTAATCCTTGGGGTTTAACAACCGTATCAAAACCAATTACAATACCGTTGTTAAATGTAGGTACACCTAACCCAAATGGTACGATATATTTTACACCACAAGGAGGTAGTTGGTCAAATACACAATTGAACATTGATTATATCTACCCGTTAGATTCAAACAATAACGTAAATTACCAAGCATCGTCGAATTGGACAACAACACCATTTATTGTTTCCGGATTTACAAAATCCAAGGTACAAGATTTAAGAAGATACGGCTCACAACCTTTTACTGTTGGATATGTGTTTACCAAGAACAATCAATTTTACGGAAAAATAGATTCAATTATTGATGATATAACTGGTTACACAATAGAGAACATAACCTATTATGATTTACCAAACGGTAAGACTTTTTATGTTACTAACAGTAATGGACTAAGTGCAAATGATTTAAATCCTTCGATTATAACTAAAAATGAACAATTATTAGATTTTGTAATGGCACCACAAATACAAACAGACATTTATGTGGAAAGAGGTAAGTATAGTGCGTTCGAATCGTTAGAAAGACTTGGTGAAGTTGATAATATTGGAGATTTAGAAAGATATGGTTACGGATTCTTCAAAATTAACACAACATAAAAACCTACATAAACTATTTATAAAATAAAAAATGGCATTAGGAACCTATGGTATTGTAAGACCCTCAGATGTTTCACCTGCAGATGTTGACATCATTTTACATTATACACCAAGTAGAGATGTAACAGACAATTTTTTGCTTAAAAAATTAAACTCACAAAGTATATTAACACCTTATTTTCATAATGATGATACAGGTGGTAATTCGGGTGTCGAAGTGTTAGGAGGATTATATAATCTAAAACTACCTTCAAGTGAGTTTAATAAAAAAGGAATTTATACATTATACATCAAACCCGCAGAAATTAGAACATCAATTACAGATTGTGGTGTGTTATCAGCATTACCTAACGTAAAAGGTATTATCATAAACATTAACGATGTCCCATCTCAATACAGAAATAAATTCACCAATCAAGGTTTGGTTGGATTTAGAGTTGAATATCTTAACAATGATGGAACAAAGATACCAAACTTTTATCGTATTGTAACATCTTCGTTCTTTTGTGAGCCTGTGGTAACTGAACAAGTTAACTCATCTCAAAAAACAATTAGATATCGTTATGTTGATGGAGGAAGTGATTTAATTTTTTGTACTTTATCACCATCATCTTCACCAACAAACAAACCAACAGCAACACCATTCATTGGTCAACCAAATCAAAATATTATTGTAAGTAATACTTTTTTTAATCCTATTACGATTGATATTCAAATGGCTGACTATGATATAGATACTCTCGCTATAGCTCTTTATGGTAACCAAAGTAAGAGTATGGAAGATGGTATTTACACATTATACGATAGTAATAACAATATCTATAAACAATATAACTTATTTGAGGTTAGAGATAACTTTAACGAGTTACTATATGAAGTTAGACAAGATAGAGGTGCTAATATAGACTTTAGTAAAAACTTTACAAATATTATTACTTAATGGCAAATAAAATTTTCTACCCACCTATTGGAACAAATACTTTCGCAGATAATCTTGTCGGAGTTCAGATTACTGATGCTGGTGGACTAACACAAGGAAATTTTCAATTCACATCTGCAATATACGAAAAATCAAATAGAAAATTTGATACCGGAGTGTTCTCGACACCCTATACTTTAGAAAATCTAAAAATTAATAATATTGAAGAGGCGAAAAGAATTATTGAAAATAATTTCAAAGTATACCCTAACTATGACTTATCAGAAATTACTAGTTTTTCTTTATATGGGTCCCTTTCAAAAAGACTATCTGCGTCAGCTATTAAGATAATCAATAACTTTCCTGCCGGTATAGAAGTACTATTCAGACAACAGACAGGTCTCTTTACTGGATTTACCGCATTTAATATTCAGTACGATGCTATTAATAATGAAACTACTTTTGAAATGGATACTAAATTATTTAGAAATCCATTTGAAATTGATTATTCTGTAAATGCGCAAAGAAATATTGAGGTTAAACCATTCCCAATACACCCTATAAGGGCTCTTACAAATCAGTATGAAAAGTATGCTTTATATTTTGACGATTTAAAAACTGAATATAAACTAACTGATTTTGAACCTACTCAATCATTAAGTGGTGGTAATGTTACTATCATAGTAGAAGGTAACCCATTTAGTGGTCAAACCGCAACAACAAGTAATTTAATATTAAAACCAAATAATAAGAACACACAAGAAATATTTACAGATGCGTTTGATGAGGTTGAAAAGTTTTTATTAAATCAAAATAGTGCACCAATATATACTTCTGTATTCACTTACCCTGAATATGATGACAATGGAAAATATACGATGTATACTCGTAAATTAACTTGGCCGTTGGCGATATTTTGGAATTTAGATATTACATCAACACAATTCAACAAATACTTAGATGATTTACAATTAGTTGCTGAGAGACTTGATGAATATAAAACAAATCTAATTAGTAGATTTTTAATTACAGGTGCGTTTAAGGAGTTTGATACCGACGACCAAAAAATTGAAAAGGTTTTACAAATATATGGAAGAAGTTTTGATGAGGTTAAAAAATTCATCGACAGCTTAGCTTACATGAATTCAGTTAATTATCAAGTCGGTAATGATATACCTTCACAGTTACTATTTAACTTGGCTCAAACTTTAGGAATCAACCCTAATATTTCACCAACCACAAATGAAGAATTTTTAACGGCAGTATTTAATCCTACACCACAACAAATATATCCAGGTCAAAAAAACACACCAACACCAACGGAATTAAATTATCAATATTATAGAAATTTAATTTTGAACTCATCATACATGTTTAAATCTAAAGGTACAAGACAATCATTAGAATATGTTATGAGGTTTATTGGTGCTCCTGACGCTTTATTAGAGTTTAATGAGATAGTTTATTTGGCTGATACAAAAATTAATGTTGGTAAATTTGATGAACAATATGCGTCAATATCGGGAGGTACTCGTTTTGTATCCCAACCTACTTTAGACGATACAAATACGTTTAGTGTTAAAGGAGTTGTTTATACGGGATATACTGAAAGTGGATTGATACAATTCGTTAATAAGAGTTTAGATGATTACGGAATAGACCCTGACGGATTCCCTAAAAGTCCAAGACAAACCGATACGGACTTCTTCCAAAAAGGTGCTGGTTGGTTCGAAAAAACTGCAAAACATAGGTCAGTAGAAACTGTTGATAGTCAAAATTCACAGTTTACAGGTTCTAATCCTTATCTTATTACAAAAGTTGCACCTTTCAATTTTGGACAGGAGTATTTGGATTCTTTAAGGAAATTTCCGGACATGAGTGTTGGTTACACACTTAGAAGAGTTTCAGATAACCAAAAATCTTGGCCGGTAAATGATGTTGGGACAAGAAAAAACAACGCCAATTTTAACGGAGTAGATTACAACGTTACTGATGATAAGTTAGTCATCAACTCTAAGAACATTGAACTATACATGAATATGGGTCAAGGTATTACCTACGATGTGTGGGATATGTCGGTAAAATATAATTACCCTATTCCAAATAGCGGTTTAACCGCACCATACCCATACCCTGGAAATATTGATTGGACTGTAATCAATCCAAAACCAAACGAGAAAACATTTTTTGAGTTTGCTCAAAGTTTTTATAATAATTTTATTAACGTAAGAAATAGACAAACAATCAGTGATGGTAAAACTGGTGGATACCCAACATTACAATCGGTATTTTGGAGATACCTCCAATCGGAACAAACCGTAGGTATACCATCAAATAATTTCACATACCAAAAAATGATTGATTATACTTTGGGGTTAGGGGATTATTGGCAAAGACTTTTAGAGCAAGTTGTTCCTGGTACTACATTATGGTTGACAGGTCAAAAAATGGAAAATAGTATTTTCCACAGGCAAAAATATGTTTGGAGAAGACAAAGAGGATGTCAAATTATACCAATCGATTGTATACCTTGTAAATATACAGGTCAACCTTTTGCTTACGACTGTATTGACCAAACTTTAGATTGTACTATTCAGGGTTCTACTTCTGATATGTTACAAACGTTATTAAATAGTTTGTTAGCTCAAAGTGGATTCACTCAAAATCTTTGTGATTTAAATAGTATTGTATCTAACTGGTATGTTGATTGTAGATTAGATAATCAAATATTAGTTCAAGAACAATTCTATACGGGATATGGTATAAACGATTACCCAAACCAAACTCAGTTAATAGATGCTTTAAACACTGAATTAGTAGGTTTATACAACTATGGGTTAAATTATTATTTTGCAGGAAATACACTTATAGTGAGTAATACATCTTGTTATGATAATTTCTCAGCTAGTACGCTATATTTGAATATAGGCATCGATATTGATATTAACTGTACTCCACCTGCACCAACACCAACACCAACTCCTACACCAACACCTACTCCGACGCCAACATCGACGCCAACATACTCTGAAGTTAATTTCTACTTTGGTGCACCTGTTGCGTCTCCACCTAATTTGGTATTTGTATATAGAATAAATGGTGGTAGTTGGATTTACATAAATAATCAATCAGTAGGTAATAAACCTTCTACGTTCCAAAACTATATTACATATGGTACATCAGCGGCAGTTGGTGATGTAATTGACTTTGGAGTATTGAATTTATCAAATAGTAACGTAAGATTTGGTTTAGGTAATAATAGTGGAACTTACACAGGATACTGCGGATTGAGTTCATTCTATACTTATACAATAGTAAGTGGTTCAAATAACACTTACATAAACATCCAAAACACTGGTAGCGGATACGTAATATGTTAAAATAAAAAATGGCTTGTGTTTCAGGTTTAACCAATGGAGTTTATAGTTATACGGATTGTTGTGGAATATTACACACAGGAGCATCTGTTGGAGATAGTATTTGTTTAGACCAAGCATTTACAGGTTCATCATTTGGTGTATTTATTGCTACAGGTCAAACATGTACACAAAATTGTAATCAAGGACCACTTTCTTATAGTTTTTCATTAACAGGAGTTTGTTCTGCAGCGACAGGTACATTACAATTTTATCCTTCAGGTGGTATTCCACCATATACTATTGATTGTATTATCGGCCAACCTTTTTCTGCACAAACAGGAACTACATCGATTACTTTTACTGGTTTAACAGGTTCGACATATGTCTTCAGATTAAATGATAGTTTAGGTGTCCAAAACAACGAGTTATATATAAACGTTACGGTAAGTGGGTGTTTTGATGCAAAAATATTTGGTACAAGTGGTACTACGTGTGGTTTATCAAACGGTAGTTTTCAAGTTAGTGCTGCAACATCTGGTTCACCTTTTACAATATTAGTTTATAAAGATAGTAATTACCTATCAACAACTACGACATCAACGATGCCAACAACCATTGCAAATTTAGATGATGGTATATATTATTGTGTTGTGGTTGATAATGGTTTAGCAACGGCAATAACCGAAAATGTTATTGTGAGTGCCAGTACTGCGGTTGATTTTGGTTTTTGGAAGGTAGACACATCAAACTGTACTTTGAATTGGGGTAAACTTGCGGTCACAGGAGCAACAGGCACAGGACCATTCACTTATTTATGGAGTAATGGTGAAACAACTCAAGTAATTACTGGATTAACCCAAGGCTCTTATTCATGTACGGTTACAGATAGTTTAGGTTGTCAGACAACAAAATCAGAAACAATCGGTACAGCATTACCTTTAGGGTTATCGTTTCTTACTGCTCAACAACCATCGTGTTTCCAAAATAACGGTTCTTTAACTTTTACGATATCAGGAGGAACACAACCACTTTATTATTCGGCAACTACGGGTCTTGTTAGTTATACTCTTTCAGACACGTTTACAATCTCAGGTTTAAGTGCTGGAAATTATGAGGTATTGGTTAGAGACGCTAGTTTTTGTGAAGTTTTAGTAAGTGGTAATTTAACAACACCCGGAGGATTCGATGTTGTAAATATTTCATCAACCAACCCTATTTGTAATGCAAACGGAGGGTCAATAAATGTTACTATAGGGGGTACTAACCAAACGTATCTATATACTTTATCTGCACAAACAACAAGTTCTGTACAAAGTTTCGTTAGTCAAAGCCAAACATATACCTTCACAAATTTACCAACCGATATATATTTGGTAACGATTTCAGGAACTGCTAGTACTTGTATATATAGTCAACAAGTAAGCGTCACATCAACGCCAAAATTCACAGTTAGCGCAACAACTACTGGTTCAACATGTAATCAATTAAACGGTGCTGCGTTGATACAAGTAAGTACAGGTTTTACATCACCTTTAGATTATGTTTTAAGTAATGGTGATACTCTTATCGACTCACCATTATCTTCTGTAACATATACTAGTTTGGCTGCGGGAAGTTATACACTTAACGTGACAGATGCTGATGGTTGTGTTGTAACTAAAACTTTCGATATCACAACAGGTGGTTCACTTTTAACGGGTATTGTAACAACTAATTGTACAGGTTCAAATGACGGTAGTGCTACGGTAAACATTTATGATGGGTCACCACCATTTACTTATTTGTGGTCAAACGGACAGACAGGTGCGACAGCATCTAACTTAGGTTCAGGAACTTATACCGTTAATATCACAGACGCCTCGGGATGTACACAAACACAAGGTGTAACAATCAGTTGTATAGGTAATTTACTGTCATCGTACCAAACTTTTAATCTTTGTACAAATACCTTTACGACTGTACCTGGTAATCAAAGAGGTTTAGTTGAAATGTTGAACGAGGGGTATTTAGACATTACTTCAGGATATACTAATTGCGTATTCAACTCAGCGGTCTTAACGTGTGAGATTGATATAAATGGAAGTGCATTCACTCAGACTTTCTATACAGCAACAACATTGAATGATGTACCACAAGATACGGTTTGGCAATCAACAATTGAAAGTGTTTTGTCAAGTATAAGTCAAATTGATAGTTATACCATAGATTTATTAAATAATACTTTAACAATCCTTTCAAATTGTGATGGTGATAATGACCCACTTGCGGATGCTGACTTTAGTTTAGGTTTAGAAATCGTGTATGACGTTACTTGTTCAGGTTATTTATTCCCAACACCAACACCAACTCCTACACCAACACCAACTCCTACGCCAACTGCAACACCAACACCAACTCCTACGCCAACTGCAACGCCGACGCCAACTCCTACACCAACTGCAACACCAACACCAACTCCTACGCCAACTGCAACACCGACGCCAACTCCTACGCCAACTGCAACACCGACGCCAACTGCAACGCCAACACCAACTCCTACGCCGACTGCAACGCCAACACCAACACCGACGCCTACTGCAACGCCGACGCCAACTCCTACGCCGACTGTAACACCAACGCCAACACCAACTCCTACGCCGACTGTAACACCAACGCCAACACCAACTCCAGGGTATCTCGCAAGATTTCCATCTGGGACATGGGTAAATACTGGTGGAGGTCAATGGGCAACACCACAAATACAGTCAGGTAATTTGAACTATGCAGGAGCACCTAATGAAACGTTAACAATAAGATTTACTTTACCTAATTTGATAAGATTTTCAGGTGGTTCATCAATCAACGGAGTATTATATGATGAATATAGTGCAAACACTTTTACCGTTACTACTAACGGTTCAGGTACAGGAACATTATCATTCGTAACAAGCGCAAACACCACATCGTCAACATTTGGTCAAAAAGTTGCTTTATTTGAAATAATTGCGTCTTCATCTGGTTCTACCATAAATCCGGCTAGTGGTTCTAATATATTATTATATAGGTACACTACTCCTTTATTTGGTGGTCAGTCATGGATTGGAAATAATGTAATTTCAGCAACAACAAGTGGCGATGCGTGTAATAATATAGCATATGAAACAATGTATTTTATTGATACCTTTAGTGTTCCACCTACTGTTGGTTCAAACGTTTATTCTGGGGCTACCGGCACAAACTTGGTTAATGGAGACAACAAATGGATTGCAATTACTTATCCTACCGCTCCAAGTGATGAATTAGGTAATTATAATACTAAATATGTAATCCAAGTTAATAGTTCTGGTGTAATAACAAATGTTCAAACCTGCCCATAATGCCATCACAACTAATCATATCAGGGGAGACGGGAGGAACACCTCCTTATCAGTTTTATGTATGTGACCAATATATGAATAACTGCTTCTTGTTAGGACCAACGGGAGGCACATTTACATTAAATACCTTTTTTTCAACCGCTCAAGTATTACTTATAAAAGTTGTTGATAGTACAGGATGTATGACATTCAAACTTGTGTACTGTCCTGATGATACATTCTTCATTTTGACAGAGACAGGATTGATAATAACCACAGAAAGTGGAGACAGATTAGTTTGGATATAGATGTTAATAGAAATCACAGGTGTAACAAGTGGAACGAGTCCTTACAACATTTATGTTTGTGACCCTAATAATACTTCATGTTTTTTTGTAACAACAGTTGCTTCGTTTACGCCACCTGTGGTTATTAATACAGAAAGTTATTTTCCTAATTCACCTGCGGTATATTTGAAAATTTTAGATGGTACTTTATGTGAGAAATTATATTTATTAGAATGTGGAGTATACTTATTCCAAAATGGAAATGTGTTTATTTTCATGGATGGAGATATTAATGTGTTCCAAAATTAGTTCGACAATATTTATAAAGTGATATGCCAGTTTACAATAGATTAACCGATAGAACCTTAGCCACGGGTGTTACACTTAATGATTTAATTCATATAGTAATTACAGGTGATACTTCACAGAATGCTGCGGGGTCATCATATAAGGCAACAATCCAACAATTAGCAAGTGTTATTACAGGAGCCACAGGAACTGCGGGTAGTGCGGGAACTAGCGGTACTAATGGAACTTCAGGTACCAACGGCTCAAGTGGTATAAATGGGTCTTCGGGTTCTTCTGGTATAAATGGTACTAACGGTACTAGTGGAACAAGTGGTGTTGGTACCGGAAATGGACAATTTTTACCACTTTCGGGTGGAACTATAACCGGAAGTACCGGGTTTATGATTTTTAATCCAAATGAATTAGGAGGTAGATTAAATATTTCAGGATTTACATCTTTACCTATGTTTCAGGTAAGTGTATCACCTTACTTAACAAAACCAACCGCGTCTGTTCAGTTAGGTATGAGAACTTGGGATAGTGTGACTAATCCAGGTTATGGTAAAGTAGGTGATGCTTTTGTCTATGCAAGTAATGAAGCTAACGGATTAAATATTATTAATAACGCTGGTACTAGTGGAACTGAAGATTACATTAGATTTTATGCGGGGGACGACCCTGATGGGACAATACCCGACATACACATCCAAGGAACCGGCTCAACGAGAGGTTACGTAGGTTTTGGAACTATAAACCCAACTGAACGGGTAGATGTAAGTGGAAAAACAAAGACAATAAGTTTCCAAATGACATCAGGAGCAACTGCGGGTTACATATTAGTATCGGATGCAAGTGGTAACGGTATATGGTCAGCAGCCACAGTAAGTGGAGGTTCAAGTGGAACTTCGGGTTCATCAGGTATAAATGGTACGAGTGGTAGTTCTGGATTAAACGGTTCATCAGGTATAAATGGTACTAGTGGTAGTTCTGGATTAGATGGTTCATCGGGTATAAATGGATTAAACGGTTCATCAGGTATAAATGGTACTAGTGGTAGTTCTGGATTAGATGGTTCATCAGGTTCATCAGGTATAAATGGTACTAGTGGTAGTTCTGGATTAGATGGTTCATCAGGTTCATCGGGCATAAATGGCACAAACGGTTCTTCAGGATTAAACGGCTCTTCAGGTATAAATGGAACTTCAGGTACTAGCGGTGTTGGAGGTGGTGGTGAATTTTTACCATTATCAGGTGGTACGGTAACAGGTACAACTTTTTTTAGTCAAGGTTTATCTGCAACAACAATAAATACGACTACTGTTGGTGACAGTAGTGCTTGTGTTACTGATGTATTTACAACAAGATTACGTTCATGTGGACCATTAGGTATAAATACAAATGATGAAGGAATAGTTACTTTTGGTAAATTTAATCAGTTAGTTTTAGATTTACCAAATAAAAGAGTAGGATTTAACACAGTACCTTCATTTGATTTAGATTTCCGTTCACAGTACGGAAGTTTTGGATTCAAACCTAGTATTGGTCAATCAGGAATTCAAATATCAGGTACATCAACTCAATTTTCAACTGCAGTTGTAACTGCTGGTGGTATAGGTTTCAATATTGGTGCTTTTGGTGAAAGCTTTCCAGTATCAGGAGGGTATGTAACGGGAGATACATTTGTTAGTATGACAAATACTAACAACTTTAATATACTAACACTGTCAGGAGTTACTAATAGTGAAAACAATATAAAAATAAAAGTTGGCAGTACTTCAGCAAATATTTCAGATGTTTTTATAAAAGGAACTGGAACAACAAGAGGTTATGTTGGTTTTGGAACTGAAAATCCAACTGAGAGGGTAGATGTTAGCGGTAAAACAAAAACTATAAATCTTCAAATTACATCAGGAGCTTCTGCGGGGTATGTTTTAGTGTCTGATGCTAGTGGTAATGCTATTTGGTCCGCAGCATTATCCGCATCTACCATTTCTGCAACAACAATATCTGCAACAACTTATCAAAATTTACCAAGTGATGTAGTAATTATTAACTCAACACAGATTCAATCAGGATTTACAGGTGGAGTCCTATTCCAAAGTTCGGCAAGTACGGTAAGTCAAACTACTGGATTTACTTGGGATAACGTAAATAAAAGGATGGGAATTGGGATTAACTCCCCTGTGTATGACTTAGATGTTAATGGGTCTATCTATCAAAGAACCGGAGAATTATTAATTACATCCACAGGTGGTGTTAACAAAGAAGGGCCATTTATAGCATCAAGCGGTGGTGACGAGTTAAGCTCTGATAGAAAAATCCAATTAGGGATTTCAGACAATTCAAGCGTACCTGTCGGTATTGATATGTTTGTAACTAACAATTCATTCCCACCAAGTTACATGAAATTCAGAGTAAACAATTCTGATTTAGTTACAATGTCTGGTAGTTCTGTTATAATTAGTGGTAATACTTTTACAAGTGGTATGACAGCAACTACAATATCTGCCACATCATTATCCGCATTAACGGTAACTTCACCAACAGTATCAGCAACTACCGTAACTTCAAGAACAGTATCAGCAACTACATTATCAGCGTTGACTGCAACTTCAACAACAATATCTGCAACATCAGTATCTGCAATAACATTTAATCTTTCTGGTTCACAAATAGAATCCGCTTGGACATCTTATACACCTGTATGGACGGCAAGTGGTACTAATCCTGTAATTGGTAATGGAACAATAGAAGGGTACTACAAACTAATTGGTAAAACATGTTTTGTAAGAGGAAATATCGCGATGGGTAGTACAACAACTTTCGGCACAGGAGAATGGTACGTCTCGATGCCGGTTACAGCCGTACACGCTGACGCCATATTAATGACGGTAACCCTATTAGATAATGGTAGTGCTTGGTATAATGCTACAATGGCTGGAGGAAGAGCAGGGTTTAACACTAAAGCCCCTATGCAATATGTAAATATTGCAAATGGAACTGCTAGTGACGTAAACCCAACACAACCATTTACATGGACGACTAGCGATAGATTTATTTGGAATGGTAGTTATGAGATAGCTTAAATGTTTATTTATATATAATATTTCATAGTATTTGATTATGAAAATATTTGTACAAATCGCGTCTTATAGAGACCCCGAACTTTTACCCACAATTAGAGACTGTATTTCAAAAGCAAAACATCCCGAAAATTTAACATTTGGTATTTGTTGGCAACGAGATGAAAATGAATCAATGGAAGAATTTGCAAATGACCCAAGATTCAAAATCTTAGATTACCATTGGTCAAAAAGTAAAGGACTATGTTGGGCTCGTTCAGAAATCCAAAAATTATGGAATGGTGAAGAATACACACTTCAATTAGATTCACATCACAGATTCTTACAGGATTGGGATGTTGAATTAATCGAAATGATGAAACTAACGGGGTCAGAAAAACCAATCATCACATCATATGCAGGAATGTATAGACCAAGTAATAATCAGTTATTAAATGTTGAACCATATAAAATGGTTGCATCAAACTTCACACCAGGAGGAACAATTCTTTTTAGACCTAATGGGATACCTAATTGGCAAGATTTAGATAAACCAATCCCCGCAAGATTTGTTAGTGGACATTTCTTTTTTACTATCGGAAAACATTGTGAAGAATATAAGTACGACCCAAACATTTATTTCGCTGGCGATGAGATTAGTTTATCAATTCGTTCATTTACCTTAGGTTATGATTTATTTCATCCACATAAAACAATAATTTGGCATGAATACACAAGAGAAGGTAGAACAAAACATTGGACGGATTTTAATACGGATAATTTAGTTTCAGGTGTTGTTGAAAAACCGTGGTGGGAAATGGACAATGACTCAAAAAGAAGGTTGAGACATATGTTACAAGAAGAAGATAACAATATTGATTTAGGTATTTATGGTCTTGGTGAAGTAAGAACCCACCACGATTATGAATTATATGCCGGTATTAGTTTCAAAGAAAGAATGTTACATCCTGATACAATCAAAGGAATTAACCCACCAATTAATGATGAAACTGAGTGGTATCTAAAACAAAAACAAGTATTTGATTTAGAATTGGATATACCACATACTGAAAACTTCAAGTTTATTTACATTGGAGTTGAAGACGATAAAGGTGAAGTTATATACAGACAAGATTTAACAAGTTATCAAGAAAAATTAAATTTAAGAATTGAAAGTTACGATAAACCACATAAATGGGTTTATTGGGTTAACGACATAAATGGAGAATGGGTCAATAGACAAGACATATTATTATGAAAATAGGAGCATTTTATCAATCAGGTTATAAATTAGTTGCCTGTTATAAAGCATTAGAACAATTAAGAAAAATATACCCAAACATACCTGTTGCATTATATGAAGATGGTTCAGACGTATTGGAACCCGTAGCAAAAAAATTCAATTGTGATTATAAAAAAACTGATGTTACTGGACAAAACTTAAGACATTCAGGAAGACCCGTAGTTGGAATTGAAAGTAATTTGGCTTGGTTAAAAAGAATTTATGACGCCTGTACTACAACACTAAAAGATGTGGATTGGGTAATACACTATGAAGATGACGTATGGTGTAAAAATGAAATTACCATCCCTCCTAAATTTACAATAGCAGGTGCTAACGGACCGGCATACACTAATGAACTTTATCAATATTTGAAAGATAAGTTTAGTATAACTGACGAATCAAGAAACCATTGGTCACCTTTAGGTTCGCTTCAAAGTTATGGTGGTTGTGGAGGAACAATTTTTAATCGTGAAGCGTTTATCGATGTCTATAATAGATTAGACGAGATTGATTGGCAAAAAATACGTGAATTGGATACAAGACCTATTGAATGGTCCGATGCTAGTTTATCGTTTGTTTTCCAACATGCTGGTTATACAAGTGGTATTTGGGATGATTGGGCTCAATACGATAGTAGAAATGAAGGTAATTGGTTTGATAAGACAGGTTGGTCGGTACCGATGGAGGAACAAAGAGACGTTGCTTTTATTCATTTATACAAACATTTTTACAATTATGAACCTGGAGATATAAATTTAGATTTATAAAATAAACTTTTGATTATTTATATAATAAAGTTAATACCTGAATGGCAAATGTAGTTTTTAGTAGTTGTTGTTATAATTTTGTGTTTAGTGCCACGACTTTTCCGGTCACGGCTGCAACAAATACAGTTTATGTTATTACCGGTGATACAAATATCCCAAACGGGTGTTATAAAGTTGTAACAGGAGTTACCGCAAGTACCATATCAACGACAGTTACCGGAACTGCAACATCAGGTTCATCCTGTAATGACCCATCTTGTTTAAGTTGTTGTTCAACAAACTTATGTATAAGTGCGTCTACAACACTATATAGTGGATATTCAGGTACATACACTTTTAAGGGTGGTTATAATTCTAGACCATATTGGACAGGTGGAACTAATAGTTCAGGTTATATCTATTATAATGGTACTAATTGGTGCTTAAGTAATTCTTTGTCTGGTTCGTGTTTTTTCTTTGGGTCGAACCCAACGTTTTCATCTTGTCCTGATTTAGATGAAACTGTTATGTTTAGTGGAAGTTGTGGTCCCGCACCAACACCTTTTGACCCGTGTTCAGTTTTAGATTTTGATGTTTTATTGGAGTGTGACATTGCAACACCAACACCTACTCCAACACCAACACCTACGCCAACGCCTACACCAACACCAACTCCTACGGCAAATATATGTAGTGGTTTTAGTGCGAATATTTCATACGCGTCGGTAACACCAACACCTACACCTACACCAACTCCTACACCAACTCCTACACCAACTGTAACACCTTCAGCAGATACTGTTACGTTTATTGTTGATAACGGAAACTTTGTTTGCGCAACAGTTAAGGAATTGGTTGATTGTAATGATGGTTCGTTATACTATGTGAGTGGACCGTTATTATTAACTGGTTCAACTGCGACAACAATAACTACGACAGGTACAACTATACTTGCGGTTATTAATAACCAATTCAAATGTGCTACTTATGTACAAAATATAAATGGAAGTGCTAATGCGTCGGTTCAATATGTAATTTCAGCATACACAGGATATTGTGCTACTGCATGTACGACACCAACACCTACGGTAACTCCAACTCCAACACCTACACCAACGCCTACTCCAACTCCAACCCCTACACCAACATTTGCACCTGGAACTGTATTTGTATTCACATCTTGTACTTCTAATAGTATGATTACACAGACAGCTTATCCACCAACAAATGTTACGATTGGAAATGTATTGAAAACCACTTCAGGTGATTGTTATACATATATTGGAAATTATGTGAATTATGTTGCTCCGTCGGGTTATATTGTTGCAAGTGTAAATCAATTTACAGCAACAACAGCCACGACATATACTAATTGTATTGATTGTTTAACTGTGACTGCACAAACATTAACTTATAACACATGGAGAGCAAGTATCGGATTTGCTCTTAATTGTCCTGTATGTCAAATCACTGACTTTGGTAAACCATCAACAGTATATACATCTAATTTGATTAAAAATATTGATACGGGTGTTTATGTATTTAGTGATAGTGGATTGACTAAACCTATAACCGAGGATTATCTACAATACGGAAATTATATTTATCAAGTAGATAAAGAAGGTAAATTAACACAATACTGTACAGTAAACGGAAATTGTAGATAATAATGGCAATACAAATAACAATAGATAGTATAGTTTCAGGGACATCACCATATAATGTATGGGTTTGTGACGGTTGTGGTACAAGTGCTAGTTGTCAGTACATCAATACTTTTTCTACGAGTACTTTCACATTTATCTTACCTACAGTTTTTGAAACTTATCCGGCATATTATGTAAAAATAATAGATTCGAATAATTGTGTTTATTGTATATCACCATCAATATCAGCTTGTAATGTTTTTATTGGTTATTGGGATGGAAACGTTTATTACAAATATAATGTTGTTAGTGACACTGAAGAAGGTCCATTAACTTTACCTATTACACCATCTGTAGATGATAGTTTGATGGCTAATAGTGATAACAAACTATGGTTTTTAACTAATACAGGTACTACGGAATTAAATATGGTTGTATCACCATTTAGTGCGACTTACAGTAGAGACATAAAAATAAACTTATCATCTGTAAAACAACTTTATAGTATTGATAATAGTAATTTAATAGTGTGTGCTACAAATACTGCAACTACAAGAACATATATTCATAATGCGGTTATCACAGGAACAACAGCACAAACAACATCATTATTAGAAGTTGTTGGTTCATTGTCCGGCAACACCACTATAAAAGACATGAAATTATCAACTGAAGATAAAATCATTATTTTAGGTAAAACTGGTTCTACTGAATTTTTACAACAATATGATTATGTTTCTGGAGGCACATTAGAATTAGAAATAAATTTGTCTGGTATAACAAATCCGGCAACATTCATCCAATCAAATGATTTGATATATATTCTAACACAATCTAATCAAATATACCAAATTAACTTAACATCACCATATCTATTAACATATATTGCTGATTCAACAACACCAATAGGTTTTGGGCGAGCATCACAAAGGTATGGTTGTTTAACTAAAAAATTCGTAGTATAATGGCACAGTTAAGTGGTAATAGTTGTAGTATAGTAACTTTGTTTCCTTTGGGTGTTGAATGTAATGTTATCAACAGCTCGACACCACAAGCAACAAACGGTCTTATTTCTTTATTTATTACAGGTGGGACTCCACCTTATAATGTAGTGTGGAATAACGGTCAACAAGGTTCCGTTCTAACAAACTTAGGTCCTGGTCAATATACTGCAACGGTTATTGACTACTACGGTGATTTTACAGGTACAACTACTTGTGAAGTAAATTTCGATAGTTTTTATCTTGAAAAATTTGAGAATTGTTCAAGTGGAGGTACATATGCTTATTATTTGGCGGATGTTTATAATCCGTTTACTGCTGGTACTGTTTACGAACTTACAACACAAGTTGGTTGTTGGAAGAGTAGTGGTACTACATTATTTACAGGTCAAACTTATATAAATAATTTTGCATCAGTATTATCAGGACCGTATACGGGTTGTACTCAGTGTTTACCCGCACCTTTACCGATACCTGTAATACCAAATAGGTTATGTTTAAATCAAACTGTAAATTCTACTACTACACTCATTAATTTCTTTTCAGCGTCTACTTTGAATGGTTACGCGTCATGGACCAGCTCAACACCAAGTTATAGAATATTTTACAATACAGGAACCACAAGATGGGTATTAAGTGGATACACAAATGGTTCGGTATTCAAAATATCACCTTCAACACCACCAACAGGTACTTGGACTATAACAGGACCTAACGCTTTTGGTACAAGTATTTTGGTAACGTCTGGTAGTTGTACCACACCAGGACTTAAAATTTCAGTCACAACAACAAATCCAATATGTGCAAACCAAAATAACGGGTCGTTTGTGGTTGCGGGGGTAAGTGGGACTGCGCCATACACATATTCGTTAGATGGTGTAAATTATCAAAGTTCAAACCTATTCACCAATTTGGGTGTTGGAACATATACAATTTACGTTAAAGATGGTCTTAATAATGTGGCATCAACAGTAAAAACTTTAACGGGACAACAACCAGTACAAAATTACATTGTTAGTTTGAATTTGAATGAAAATCCAATACAATCATTTGGAAATGCATCAAGCAAAACCACTAATTGGACAATTGGTGTATCACCATCTCTACCTACGGGTAGTACGGTAAATATGACCGTTACGTTTAATGTTAATTATACCGCAAATACCGCAACGTCAGCAATAACTCCAACAATTACAAATTCAATTACCGCATCAACAACACCAAATGCTGTTGTGACACCTGTTTCTAATAGTATTATTACAGGAACAAATTCACCAAGACCTAATTGTGTGGGTGGTTTTGTAAGAACAAGCGCGTACTCTCAAACGTATACCGTCCAACTTACAAATAATGGCTCGGCTCAAGGTACGATAGTCCAATATGTAAACACACCATGTGTTACAGCAGGATGTCCACTTAACGGGTTTATCGTAGATTCAGTTTCTATACAAAATATTTCAATAACACCTTCATTGTGTACAAATATTAATAAAATAATTACACCACAAAAAGTACAATTAAATAAAACAGGGGCATTATGTCCAGCGTCCCAATCCGCATAAAAAAATAAAATGAATATTTATAAAATATGTCATACATAATTAAAAATACCGCAGCTTTAATCAACACACTCGTAACCGATGCCGGTAGAAAAAAGATGTCGCAAGGTAAATTCGATATTTCTTATTTCCAAGTTGGTGATAGTGAGGTATGTTATGATTGTGTTAGTAATTTAGATTTGGCGAATCTAAATGTTTTGATGCCACAATATAATACACAAAATTTAGCACCAGTACCACAAAAAAATAGAATGGAAATAAAATATCCATTGTATTTAGACTCAACATCAGGTAGTACATATGGTATTCCATTTGATGCATCATACATTGATAGTGTTTACAACAGTGCTGCCCCGAGAGGATTTTTTACAGGTTCAACAGGTACTCCGTACACATATAGTGCATTTACAAGTTCTGCGTACACTATTAACCCTAATTTTGTTGCACAATTAAGTGGAATTACTTCAGCTTACACATTAACTATTTCAGGTACATCAATCAATCCTTCTGTTTCAGGTACGGTTACCCCTGGTATGTATATGACTTTATTTAGTAATGGAAATATTTCACCAATACAAGGTGCCGGCCCTATGTTTACATATTTAGTAACAGCGGTAACTGGTAATACTGCAACAGGTGGTACTATCACTATACAAGTAGATAGACGATTACCGAACTTTGCTTCGATGGGACTAACAGGTTTATCACAAACCTTATTTTACCCAAGTGGAATGACGGTTATATATGATACCGCAACACCTGAATCTTATTGGGAGAATGATGTAATTAATTTTGAAACTAATTGTGACGTATCAAAAAGAGATGTTAAAATTTGGAATATGAATATTCCTTGGACTGAATCACCAGCAGGTGTATTTAGTAATACCTATCAAGATTTTAACTTATATAAATCAACAGGATATACAGGGACTAAAGAATATTTTGGATATGGAAGTAATGATGGACAGGTGGATACGGACTCAACTTACTACTACAATTCATTTGCTGAAAAAATTAATTTATCACCTTCAGACCAAAAATCAATCGCAATTGTACATTACACAAACCAAGCTATAGATAATTTCTATGGTGAAAAGTTTGCACAAGAAGATTATGATGCTAATAATCCAGGTGGTACAGGACAAGCAAGAAATTTCAGATTGAGTATTCCTTGGTTGATGTGGCATAAAAACTCAGGAGCAACAATAGGTCAAGAGTTTTATACGGACCCATCAGGATTTACAAGTTTGAATTTATTTCAACCACATTATATTGAATCAAAAAGAGAACCTAATTTTAACGACCCGGGTATGAGATACTATCATTTGTGGGATACTAACCCTAATACAAATGGATATCCTAATAGAGTTGGAAAAGTATTCCCTGATTATAAAATGATTATATTCGATGATGAGGAGTTAGTAGCAGCATTGAACTATAAAACAAATAGGTCATGGACTTTACCGGCACCTAAATTAGGATTAGTAACACCAAATACATTTAATGGTGTTTTAGGTTCTACCGATGGTTTACTTACAGGTACTTCCGAAACTTTGTTCTTAAGTTATATTTTTACAAATTCGGCTTTCACTAATTCATTACATTGTAATTATTACACTACTATTTCGGGTAATGACCAAAGTTTATTACCTGGCTCATCTGATGTAATTATAAGATTTGGTAATGAGTTCCCTTTCTTAAGAAATACATACTCAACACCAAGCGGATTCACAGCAACAGGATTTAAATTGATAGCTCAAAAAGTCGCAAGTGGTACTACAAGACCAACGGCATCAGGATGGAAAGAAATAAATGTTATTAGTCAGTTATCAGCAACTACAGTTGGTGGTTATTTAACACAGTCCC